ATCAGCCCCACCATCCCCACCACCTCGCCGTCCACCTCGGCCACGAGCATCACGCTGTCCATCAGCTGCCGGACCAGGTCGGCGACCGCGCCGTCGTCCATGGCGGTGAAGTCGGCATACGACGTGGTCGCGTAGAACTCGCGCGACATTGCGACGATGGCCGGGATGTCGGCCTCGGTTGCGGGACGGATCATCGGATTCCCTCGGGTGTGAAGAAGGCGACGGCGACAAGCCGGCCGGATTCGGGGTCGCTGCCGAAGGCCGGGAACGGCCACCGGCTGTGGAACAGCGCGGATTCGTAGATGACACAGCGGCCCATGCGCATCTCGGCGAGCGCGATCTGCTCCCAGCGCCTGGCGTAGTCCCAGTCGTGCCGGACCTGCTCGAATAGCGCCACGTCTCCCGGATCGATGCGCGCGGCGCCGGTGGCGCGGTGGCGCCAGAAGGCTGTGCCGCCCTCGCCTTCGCTCAGGTACAGCACCGCGGCATGCGTGCCCCACCCCATATCCGAGTGGATCGCGGCGTTGGGCATCTCGCCGCCGTAGTTCAGCCGGTAGCCCATGCCGAGCATCTGCACCGGGCCCAGGGCGCGCTCGATGCCCTCCCGCAGCCCTGGCACGTCCACCAGCGCCACGCGCTTGTAGACCTGGCCGTCGTGCGCCGGCCAGTCGATGTAGGGCGCAGCGAGGCCGCAGGCGCGCACCGCGGCCGCGTCCTGCACGAAGTCGTCAATGATGAGCATCAGGCCCCCGTGGGTTCGAATGCGGCGACCGCGCCCAGGAGGTCCACCCGGGCCGGCGACGACGTGCTGATCCGGTAGACGCGCTGGCGGGTCGATCCCATGCGGTTGAAGCGCACGCGCCTGCCGTACTCGCCCTGCGCACCGAGCGACCGCTCGCGCTTGTTCGACCAGTTGCGGCCGCCGTCGTCGGAATAGTCCATGGTGATCTTGTGGTCCGCCGCCAGCAGCTCCGGCGAAACGTCGGCGTCGCTGATCTGCGACGTTCCGGCATCGACCACCAGCTCGGCGTAGGGGATGGCGACGCGCGACTGGTTGGCGTGCGTGACACCGCTCACCCGCTCCCGCACGATCGGCTGCCCGCCGTCCGTCGTGGCCTTCCAGTCCAGCGCCCACAGCCGGCCGTTCTGGAAGTCGCCGCCGATCCACTGGTTGTTCCAGTAGGTCAGCGTGTTGAGGCGTAACCGGTTCAGGCCGAACGACGCCAGACGCACCCACAGGCGCGTCACCACGTCGTAGCACCAGGTGCGGCCGTCCGGGAACGTCAGCACGTAGCATTTGTGCTTGCGGTCCTCCCAGCGGTAGGCGAAGGCCTGCTCCCAGTTACTGCCAGCGATGGCGTCCTGCAGCGGCCCGGTGGACACCGGAATGGCCTGGTAGCCCTCGAGCCGGTACACCACGCCGTCGTCGCCCAGCCACATGATGGTGTTGTCGATCTTGACCACCGTGTAGCGGCCGGCGCAGCCGCGCTCGATCACCGCGCGCTTGTTGCGGAACGTGCCGGTGGCCGTGCCGGCGTTGTCGAAGAACTCGATCGTGGTCCTGTTGAAGACCACCACCTCGAACTGGCTGACCACCAGCGTCACGATCGCGTCTGGCGATGCCTCGGACTGGTAGCGGTCCAGGGTGTTGTAGTCCTTGGCGTCCGCAAGCCCCGAATGGAACCAGAAGCGGCCGAACGGCTCGACCTGCGCCAGATAGCTGTCGATGTAGCTGGCCGCCACCGCGCCCGGATAGCCCTCGTCGGTGATCTTGGAGAACGTGCGCGCCGCGGTGTCCCACACGTAGCCGCTCTGCCCGTTGGCCACCAGCAGCTGGTTGCCGCCCTTGACCTGGTTGTGGTTCATCACCACCCGGCCGACGCCGGGAATCGTCCCGCGCGCCGTGCCCACGCCGTTGGCGTTCACTTGGTACAGCGTGTTTCCCGCCACGGCGAACAGCGCGCCCTCGGCGTTGTGCGTGCCGCGCACCGGCCGGTCGCCAAGGTTCCCGAACAGCCGCAGCCCCGGCCGCGACGCGAGCTTCGTCTGCGTGCGCGTGCCCGGCACCTCCGCCACTTCCAACAGCCAGTTCACCGTGTCCTGCCACGACCACGGCTTGCTGGCGTCTGCATAGAAGCCGCCCAGCAGGTCTACAGGCTGGGCCAGCATCAGAAATACTCCGCGGTCGCCGGCTCACCGGCGCCGAACTTCTCGCGCAGCTTCCACAGCCGCGCCATGCCGTCGATGCCCTTGGCCTCCAGTTCCGCGGCGCGGTCGCCGACGGGATAGGAGCCCATGCACTCGCGGGCCACCACGTACACCAGGGGGATCATGTAGCGGCCCGGGATCTCGCCGTCGATGTCGAACGGCAGCAGTCCCTCGTCGTACAGCTCCTCGAACTTCTGGTTCGTCTTCTCGCCGATCGTCGCGGCGTCTTCCGCCTCCGGCGCCTCAACCGCGTCAACCACGCGCAGCTCCAGCAGCACGTCGCGCACGAACTTCTCTCGACTGTAGGTCGCCATCGGTCATCCCAAAAAGGAACGGGGGCCGAAGCCCCCGTTCAAGTCCACCCGCGATAGCCGTTAGGCGTCCTGCGCGGCCGCCACGAAGCCGGTCACCACACCCCAGTCGATGGCGTCCGGATCGTCCTGGCCCCACTGGATCTTGCCGATACCGCGCATTTCCATGAAGCCCACGCCGTTCTTGAAGCCGTAGTCGTCTTCCTTGCGCACGGTGGTCTTCGTGGTCTGCGCCCAGGCCACGCCCAGCGCCTGCGCGCCGCACATGTAGACCGGGGACACCAGCGTGCCCGAGTCGCCCACCGCGCCGGTATCCGGAATCTCCGGGATCTCGCGGATCACGACGCTATCCCACAGCAGGGAGTTGGTGCTGGTGAACAGCGGGTTCTCCTTGCCGCGCTCCATGGCGTCCTTGTGCACGTCGGCCATGTCCAGCTTCAGGTCGCGGAACGCCTTCGTGCCGACGAACAGCACATAGGTCTCCTCGTCCTCGCCGTAGCGGTACGGCCGGATGCCCTCGCCGTTGACCGTGACCGCCTGCTGGGCGATGCGCTTCAGCAGCGAAACCGTTTCCTTGTTGAGGGTCTCGGCCGCGGTGATGCCGCCCAGCGCCGTGGAGTGCGTGGCGTTGTAGTTCGCCAGCTCGCGGCCGTACAGCACGCGGTCGGCGTTGGCCACGTTCCAGGCGTTGCGCTGCGCGGCGGTCGCGGTGGCGTAGGCGACGCCGTTGATCGAGCCCAGGGCGGTGGTCAGCGCGTTCTTCAGGTAGCGCATCGCCAGTTCCTTCAGCGCCACCTTGCCGGCGTTGCGGATGTCGAACGCGGAGGCCTGTTCCTCCTCCATGTTCACCACCACGGCGTCGCGCACCACGCCGATCTTGACCTGCCAGCCATCGTTCGGCAGGGCCTTCTCGTTGCCCACCAGCGTGGTGGTGCCGGTGTTCGGGCCGGCACTGGCGTCCAGCGCGCCAACCAGGTTGAAGGTGATCGCGTCGCCCTTCTTCTTGGTCAGGTCGTTGTTGATCTGGATGATCGCGTTCTCGTCGCTACCCATGTAGCGCTTGTAGCGGTTGGCGCGGACGTATTCGCGGAAGAAGCCGTCGTCCCATTGCTTGGCCCGAACTGCCGGGCTTGCGGTCGTGTCAGTCATTGCTGTCCCTTAAAAGAGGTTGTCGAAAACGTTGCCAGTGCTGGCCCGCGTGGTCGCGGTAGCGCTCCTGGCCGTGGATAGATCAGGCGGGATGCGATCGACGGAGGCGGCACGCTCGGCCTGCTTCTGCGCGAATTCGGCTTCGACCTTCGCCCGCACCTCCGCCTCGATCTTCTGGCGGTAGGCCTCGGGGTCCTGGATCTGCGCCATCTCGCGCAACTGCTTGCCGAGCTTGTAGGCCGCGCGGGCGGGGTTGGGGGCGCTGAACACCTGCTGCACGATTGCCGGGTTGCCCTGGGCGTGCTCCTGCAGCGTTGCCAGCACCTCGTCGTAGTCCGGGAACTGCTCGCGCGCATCAGCGTCCATCGCGGCGTAGAACCGCTGCTGGATCTCCTGCTGCGCTCCCTGGATCGACTGCTTGACGAACGCCTCCGGGTTCTCGAAGAACTCCGGCTGCGGCCGGGCGCTCTCGATCTCCCGCAGGCGACGCTCCAACTCCTCGCGTTGCCGCTGCTCGCTTTGCCGCTTCTCGCGCTCCGCCTTCAGGGCGGCGAGCGGGACGCGCTCGTCCTTGTCCGTTGCTGCGGCCGGCGGCGCCTCAGCTGGTTGCGCCTGCGCTGCAGGCTCGCCCGTCGTCGCAGCTGCCGGCTCCGGGGTCGCGGCGGCCGGTGCATCGGTCGTCGCTGATTCCGGGGCAGCCGTCGGCTGCGTGATTTCGTCAAGGAAGTCACGTTCATTGCTCATCGCTGTTTTCTCCGTTATCGACCTTGCGCCGTCGTCGCGTAACGCGCTTTTGTGGGCGCGACCACTACTGCAGGACCACGCCCACCGGAGCCATTTGCATGGCCTGCTGGGCGCGGTCGGTGATGGCCTCGAACCGGTCGGTCTCGGCCTTGAACTGCTCGGTTTCCAGCTTCTGGGCGTCCAGGCTGCGGTCTGCCAGCTGCTGGTCGGCCTGCTGCAGCTTTTGCTGCATGGCCTGCAGCTGCTCCTGCATCTTCTGCATCTGCTGTTGGATCTGCGGAGGGACGCCGCCCTCCTTCATCTTCTCCAGGATGCGGTCCTTGTTCCGCAGGCTGGAGGCCTCGATGATCATTTCGGTCGGGATCGCGTTCGGGTCTGCCTTCTTCAGCTCAACCAGCGCCTGGAACTGCTCGGACTGGATCGTCACCGAGTCCGGGCCTTCCTCCACGATGATGTCCACGTCCAGGTCGGCGACGGCGTTCTCCACGCGGATGACGCGGCCCGGATCGATCTGCGCCAGCTGCAGCAACTGCGGGCTCGGCTCCTCGCCGGCCTCGGCGAGGCGCTGGATTTCCTCCTGCACCGTCACCGGCTTGTTGATGCCGACCCACCGCATGCTGTTCTCGTCGTCGGTGACGCGAACCCACTTCTCTTCGGTCCAGTACTGCCGAACGCGGTTCCAGCAGGCGCGGTAGACGCGCAGGGACCACTCGCGCAGGGCGTCGAAGGGGATGGCCAACTCCTGCAGGCCCGACTGCTGCAGCGCCTCGACCGCGCGCCCCGATGGCGCCTTGATGTCGCCCTCGATCGCCGGGTTGATGCCGCTGGCGTCGATCTCGGACTTCGCCTCCTGCAACAGCTGCAGTTCGCCCATCATCGATTGCGTGGAGTCCACGACTTCGAACCGGGCGTTCGGCCGCACCTTCACGTAGCCGTCTGGCCGCGCCAGCTCGCGCCGGGCCGCCCCGACGTTCTCCACTGCACCCTCCTCCGCGATCACCTGGCGCAGGCTCAAGCGATGCAGTGCCTTGCTGCGGCGCTTGTTGATCTCGTCCTGGGCCGACAGCATCTGCGCCACCGACCCGTAGCGGACGTTCTCCCGCGTCACGAACGCCGAGATGGCGATCAGGTCGCATTCGGGCTCGCCCCACTCGTTGAGGTACGGCGACGGCTGCGGATCGCGCAGGAAGCCGCCGCGGCACAGGATCGCGGTATGCCAGACACCCCCTTCCAGCCACCGGTGCTGCAGGACCCGGACGCGGCGTCGCGCCTTGTCGCACCAGGTGACCCGCGGCCGGTCGTCGTAGGTCTCGCCGGAGGCCTCGGCGCTCAGGTACGACGCGTCGATGGCGTCCGCCTTTCCCTTGAACCGCAGCTTCGCGTCGTCGTCGTCCATCCACAGCACGACGCCCAGAAATCCGGCGTCGGAGAAGTCGCGCATGCGGCTGTGCTGGTCGCGGTAGAACCGATCCCACGGAACTTGCGTCAGCACTACGTCCAGGCTGCCATCGGGCCGCTGCTTCATCGACACCGTGGCCGCGCCGCTACCCTCGATGAACAGGTTCTCGGCCACGTCCGACCGAATGGCGGTGAACTTGTTCTGGTCGGCGATGAAGCGCAGCGCGTCGGTGGCCGATTCCGCCTCGTGCTCGTGCTTCGGCGTGCGCGGGAACGCCTTCGGGTCCGTGCGGCTCTTCTTCTCGAACCCGATCAATGCGTCGATCTTGGGCTTGATCCGGTTCGACGTGACGATCGGCTGCTTGCGCTTGCGCAGCGTCTCGCGCTCCTCGGCGGTCCACTGGTCGCCGTCGTAGTAGTCCCGGCACTGCTCGGACAGCGCCCGCTCCTCCCGGCTGTTGTCGTATGCCTCTTCGAACTGGCGCAGGCACTTGGCCAGCAGGTCGTCGTTGCGCTCAGACATCAGGCGGTTTTCCAGTTCTCGTCGTCATCGTCGTCGTCCACGGAGTAGTCCACCCCGCGGAGCCTCTTGCTTGCTTCACTCTCGGCCGGCGCGGCGTTCGCCATGCTGTCCAGGCCGCGGCCTATCAGGCTGCACACGTCCACGGCGTCGTCCTGGCGGCCGTCCTCGCCGTTGAACGCGCACAGCTGGTTCAGCAGGCGGATCGCCCAGGGCTGGCCCGCCGGCAGGTACACCGACCCAGCGGAGGCCCGGGCGGCGAAGCCAAGGGCGCGCTCTGCCTTGCTGCCGGCCGACGCCAGCGGCACGCGGTTGATGAACGTCTGGGTCTCGCGCATGCGCTTGGTGATGGCCGAGTCGACGGCGCGCAGGATCACGCCCTTCTCCTCGAATGCCGCGAGCGGCCGATGCTTCGCGCCAAAGCTGATCCACTTGTCGATCCATTCGGCCGGGTCCGTCTGCCCGTACCACCAATCCACCGCGTACAGGTCGCCCAGTTCGGACAGGCCCCAGACGCCGTGCTCGGTGTAGTCGCCGTCGTCGGGCGTGACCGCGTAGTCGCTCGCCATGTACAGGTTGAGCCGCGACGGCAGCACGTCGTAGAACCGGAACCAATCGCGCTTGAACATCAGGCCGGCCAGCGACCGGCAGGCGCCCTCCCAGACGTGCCGGTAGAGATCCTGGTTCACCCGCAGCAGCTTGACGCGCTCCTTTTCCAGCTCCACCGGAAACCACGGGTTGTCCCGCCAGTTGATGTCGATGACGAGCGTGTCGTCATCCTCCATCGCAGCCAGCTGGTGAACGTAGTCGTCTTCCTGGTCGGGGTTGTAGCTCCACCAAAGCTCGGAGCCGCCCTTGCGGACCGTGGGGGTCAAGACCTCCGCCGACCGCGCGCTTACCGAGTGCGCTTCCTCGATCCAGGCGCCGTCGAACCCTTCATAGGACTTGATGCTGTCCGCCGTGTGTTCCTTGAGGCCCACAAAGGCGAACTCGGACTCTGCCGACGACGTGCCGGGCTGGCCCTTAATGACCTTCTCCTGCACGTCGTAGTAGTAGCCCAGGTTCATCGCCGCGATCTGGTCGGCCAGCAGGCGGTGCGAAGACTCCTTGATGGACTTCTGGGTCTCGCGGCAGCATAGCCAGCGGGTCGGCTGAGTGATGCCGCGCACCGCCAGCAGCCGCGCGATGGACCAGCTCTTGGCCGAGCCGCGGCCACCGCGTGCGATCTTGTGGCGCTTCTTGACGGTATGGAACGGCAGCATCTTCGCCGGGATCTCCAACCGCAGCTTGCTCATTCGGACGCCTTGGCCTCCACGCCCACGATCTCGACGGTGGTCACCACGTTGACCGGACCGCCGCCGGGGCCGCTCAGCTCGTGCGCCAACTTGTCGCCCCACTTCTTCGGGTTGAACTTCGCCAGCAGCTTCAAGCGGGTGTCGATGCGCAGCTTCGACCGCTGGACGTGCTCGCCGTTGAACTGCAGCGCCTTCTCGTCGCCCTCGTCCGCCGCCCGATCCATCCAGTCGTTGCGCGCGTCGTCGGCGATCTCCAAGCACTCTTCGGCCAGGGCGTACTCGCCGGCCTCGCGCGCACGCGCGATGGCGGCAGAAACGGTTTCCGCCCGCTCTGTCGGTTCGCCGTTCGCCGTCTTCTCGCTCGCCCAGTCCCGCACGGTGCGCGGCGCCAGTTCGGTTCCCTCTTCGCGCAGCGTCCGGCAGATGCGCGTAAGCGGGATACCCTCGGCCAGCTCGTCGCAGATGCGCTCCAGCAGCTCCGCGCTGTACTTGCTGGGCCTCGCCATCACACCACCTCCAGCAGGCCGTCGCCGATCACGCCGCGCAGCGAACTCACCACCTTGATCCGGTACAGGCCCGGCATGTGGTGGCGGGCGAAGCTGCCGGGGAAGGTC